TTAAAAAAATTAGCTGGCGGAGAAAGTTTTTTAGGAGATATTGGTAGAGGCATAGGAGCTGGTTTAGTTGGCATACCTCAAGGGATAACTACTTTAGGCTCAACTATAGTTGATGGTATCTTTGATACTAATCTAACTAGAAAACTCAATAACTACTTTGAAAAATTTAAACCAGAAACAAATAGCACAGCTGGGCATGTTGCTCAGTACATGGTGCAGTTTGGACTACCTGGTTTAGGAGTAGCTAGCGCTGTATCTAAAGCTGGCAAAAGCGCAGCAATGTTAAGAAGCGAACAAATGTTAGCTGCTGGCGCAGTAGATGCGGCAGTGGCAACTGATGATGTAGAAACTTTATCTGATTTAATTTTTGACGATGTTAGTGACGAAGAAAGATTGTCTGCAATAGAAGGTTCGGAAGCAGCAGCAAGTAGATTGTTAGATAGAGCGGCAGTGTTTGGCGAAACAGCAGCACTTGTTGGCGGATTACCAATAGCATTGAAAGGATTAGCTAAGACTGGTAGAGCAACGGCAGAAGTTGCTGGGATGGCAGCATCTCCTTTAACTAAGGCAGTTGCTTCTAGTCCAACAACTACCGCTATTGTTAATAGACTTCTTCCTTCTACCGCTGAAAACTATGTACCTATACAAGAAGCTGTAGATGGCACATCTAATAACTTAATGGATCGAGTAATAGAAAGATTTACCTTCCAAGGAGCTTTAAAAAATGATGATGTAGCACAGCTTAAAGAAGCATCAACACAAGAGACAAGAAGACAACTAACACAAACCAGTAATGATTTTGAATCTATCATGAGTGTTCTTGAAAGAGCTGGAACAAGTGGTAATTTAAGTAGATCTGATCAAGAAACTATAGCCAAAGCTATTGGAGATTATTATTCGCCATTAACTAGAATTAGTTATGGAAATAAAAAACTATATTCAGACCCAGTTTTAAGAAATGCAAAAGCAAAAGAAATTCAAAAAGAAGCTTTAGCAAAAATAAAAAGTTTTGAAGGTGACAGAATAAATTATGAAGAGTTAGGAATACCCGAAGGAGGAAAACTATCTACTTTGTTAGAACAACAAAGAGATATGGTAGATATAAATACCAATCAAATTAATACTCTCAAACAAGAATTTATACCAGAAGAGTTGGGTAATATTTTAGATGCTAACTTCGGTCTTTATACCAACAGAAGTTACAAAGCTATGCTTAATCCTAACTTTATCGTAGATGAAACAAAAAAAGAAGCCGCAATAAAAGCTTTGGAAAAATCAATAGCAGGAGCTTCAGATTTAAAAGTTGTTACTCAACAACAAATAAGAACGGAAGCAGAGACGGCTTTTAATAATTTTTTAAAGTATAAAAAATTTGACGCATACCAATTTGAAAATGTAAACCCAGCGATAGATGTTTTTTCTGGGGCGATAAGAAAAGATATTTTGAAAGGCAGAACTTTAGATAGCTTGCCAGAAGTTAGAGAAGCTTTAGGAGAGATAGCTGGATATTTAGAAACAAATTGGAAAGACTCTTTAAACAACACAAGACTCCAAGCATTTCAAACAATAAAAAAACAAGCCAATTTAGTTGGTAAATCTAAAATGTTACAAGACATTAAAAAATTAAATGATGGCGCTGAAACATTTAATGTTAAACCTTTTATCTTTGATGAAGTAGATGTCACAGGAACAACAAATCAGTTTAAGCCTGGAGAAGAATTTGTAAATAGTGCAGGAGTTAAATTTAAAAAGTTTGACGACAAAGCTGGGCCACTAGCTGGTAAGGTTGCTTCAAAAAGATTTCATGACGCTCTACTAGATGCGACTACAAACTGGACTGATAACTTGCCAGAAATTATAGGGGCTCCTTACAAAGCGCTTGTGCTTGGTAAAAGTACAGCACAATATGCTGTAACTGTTCTTAGTCCAAGTGCCCAAATTAGAAACCCAACAGGTGGAGGCATCATGACTTTTGCCGCTGGTAATTTAGGAAGCGGTGGAGGATTTGTAAACGCAATAAGTAAAGTTTTTAATAGGTTTAATAAAGATCCTAACAAACAAAAATTTGAAGAAGGAAAAATTGTAGATAGATCTGCAGGAGTAACTAGGGAGAACCAAATTCAAGAAGTAGATTCTGACTTTATAAAAAGCCAGACTATTAAATTTAAAAGGTTAGGAGTAAATGATCAGTCTGCAACAGCACAAGCTAGAGAAATAGAGGAAGCAGCTAAGTTTGCATCAACCTCTAATCAAATAGGCAAATTTACTGAAAGCGGTCCTGTCAGAGCTCTTAGAGAAAGTGAAGCCAATAAAGCAGCTCAATTCTTTTACACTGGAACTGATAATGTTTTTCGTTCCTTTAATTTTATTAAAGAAAGAGATGATTTATTTAAAGCTTTAATAAAACATGGCGACGCTGATATACCAATTACTTCTGTAAAGAATAAGTTTGCGCTAGAGAATTTAAATCTTAAAACTCAAGCGGTTAATGGTAACGAAATATTAGGCGAAACCACAGTTAAGCAAATTAGAGAATATTATAAAAAAAATCCAATTACACAGGGTCGCATAGAAGAATTTTTAGATGCTGCAGTTAAAGGAAAATTAGAAGGAATAGATGCTGTTCCTAAAACAAAAGCAAAAGCATTTATGGATTTAATAGATGAGGAAGCTGCACAGTTAGCAAAAAATCACTATCAAAATTACAACAGAACAGGATCAATAATAGGCGACTTAGCTAAATTACCTATTGGTACTTTTGCTGCATTTCCCTCAGAAGTTATCAGAACTATGGGTAATATTGGTTATCGTGCTGCTCAAGAATTAGCCAGTAATAATCCAGAGCTCCGAAGAAAAGGTATGAAAAGAGCAGTTAGTGCATTGACCGTTACTACAGCATTCCCTGCAGCAGTCACTGAATTAGGATTGCAATTAACTGGTTCAGACAGAGAACAATTAGATGCTTATAAAAGATCTTTTGCAGCGCCCTGGGACAAGACAGCTACATTAGTTCCTGTCGCTACAGATGATGATGGCAAAATAAAAGAGATGATAAATCTAAGTTATACAAATCCTTATGATTACTTATCTAGACCTTTCGCTAGATTGATAGCCGAAGCCGAAGAAGGAGAAGATAAAGGGGAAGGCATAGTAAATAGATATACTCAAGGATTTATGTATGCTGTGGGAGAGGTAGGAAAACCTTTTGGAACTCCGTCAATGTCTACACAACTACTCGTTGACATTGTAAAAGGAAAAACCGAAACTGGTAGAAAACTATACGCTGCTAACGACACTTTTGGCGACAGAGCAACTAAAGGATTTGTTCACACTATTCAAGGTATGGCTCCTCCAGTTGTGCCTTTTGATGTAGTATCAGATCCAGGCGGTGGTGTATTAGGAGTTGGCTTACAAGTTAAAGACTTTCCAACAGCAGTGTTCCATAGCACTGGCTTGGCAGGCGATCAAAGATTAAAAACTAGCAGAGGAACTAAAATAGATCCAGCAGAGGCTTTGGTTCAAGGTTTTAGTGGTTTAAAAGTTATCAAACCGCAAGTAGCTAGAACACTTAGGTACAGAGGTTTTGAAACAAATGAAATTACTAGAGCTGCAGCAAATGAATTTAATAGAGTTGCTAGGTCTACTAATGTTAGAGATGCAGAAACTTTTATTAAATCATACATACAATCTAACGAAGATAGGTTTAGAGGTATGAGAGATCTTTACTTAGCAATAGAAGACGCTAGAAGATTAGGTCTTGGAGACCAAGAAATATTAAAAGAACTTAAAACAGCTAAAGTTGCTAACGCTGATTACGTTATGGCTGGCTTGTTCAAACCTTCACAACTTAGTGAAGAAGTTATCTCTGAGGCTTATAGAGAAGAATATAATAAAGCTAGAAACTTCTTACCAATAGTTGAAATTGGCGCTACTGAATTAGCTTTAGAAGGACAACAATTAACAGGAGGATTTAGATCTCCTCAAGAAATTTATAATAGGCCCAACGTACCAACAAGAACTCCAACAGTGGCTCCTCAGCCAAGTGCCTTAAGACAACAAGAATTTAATAAACTTCTGGGAATAGATTAAATACCAAACTTAATATGATCGGCGCTACCATTTTTCTCAGCTATTTCTATTTCTTTAATAGCTTTTTCTACCAACCATTCAACCGTGTTAGCACGGGTCCTGTGAGTTAATGATGCAAGCTTGCCTAATTTTTTGTGAGTCTCTTTGTTTACTCCGATGGTTACATGGGTTGCCATTTAGCTTCTCCTGGTATGTTAATTCTTTCTTAAAATATATAAAAAATTGTATAATAAATTATGGGCTATAACAAGAACAAATACGGAGCTATAAAAGTGAAACTAGATGGTATCACATTTGATAGCAAATTAGAGGCCGCCAGATATAAATTCTTAAAAGAATTAGAATCTGCTGGCGCAGTATCAGACATAGAAGTTCACCCGCAGTTTCCATGTTTTGTTGAAGGTAAAAAGATCTGCACTTACATAGCAGACTTTAAATATAAAAACATCAAAGGAGAAGAAGTCATAGAAGATACTAAGGGAGTATTGACTGATGTCTTTAAATTAAAAAAGAAATTAGTAGAAGCAATATACCCGGACGTAACCATAGAAGTAATTCACTCGCCTAGGGCCTAATGACTCAAAAAACCAGGACTTGTACGCTTTGCAAGAAAAGGCGGAAGATTAAATTTTTTGAAGCTAGAGAACAAGTTGGTGGTGGCATAACCTATCGTGGTCTTTGTAAAGATTGTCATGTCATAGACAGAAACAGAAAGCGATCATCGAGTTACAAAAGTTTTTTAAATTTACTTCACAATCAACTAAGACATACTAGAGTTAGTAAGAATCCAGAAAGAGAATGGGAGATAACGCCAGAAGATTTAATAGAAATATGGGAAACTCAAGATGGTCTTTGTGCTTTGTCTGGCGTATTGATGACTCACTATCGAGATGGCAGTGGTAAGAAAGATTTAAATGTAACTATCGACAGAATAGATCCAGAGGAATGGTATGTCAGATATAACATTCAATTGGTTTGTCAGCGTGCCAACATCATTAAACACACTCTGAGCGAGGACATGTTGCTCTGGTGGTGTGAAAATATCATAAGAAATAAAAAGAAATAAAAAATTTTTTTTATATACAAAAATATTTTGTATATAATCCGCGCATGAATTTGAAGAATATACTCACCGGGAGTGCTGGGTATATCATTAGTGTCAGCTTCTCTATATATATGATGAACATATATTTAGCGATCTACACTTAAACCAGTGCTTACTTATAGATCTGTTTTATTTTATAGCCTTTCTCAGAGTTGTTAAGGTTTATCATCTTGCGTTCTAATTTTGGTAATGATTGCCAGAACACTGGAGAGTGTTGGTAATCATATAAACCACAAACAGAACAACGACCGTTTTCCATACTGGTAGGCCAGTGGCAGGCGTTGATGCAAGGATAATCAGCGAGACTAGTAGTTTCGCCTCTAAGACTAGCTATGTTTTTAAATGTATTTAATTTAAATATTTTAGCCATTACGCACCTCTTTATAGAGATATGCGTATTATATAACGATTTTTATATATTATTGCAAACTTTTTGTTAAAAAGGTGTAGGTATCAAACCAAATATAAGTTCGTGATCAGGACAATTTTTCTTATCCATTTGTTGTTTTGGATTTAATAAAACACCTTTCTTACCACAACGCCAAGTAGCCCCGGAAACTTCTATCATTGGCTTTGAATGTTTGCAGTTTCTACAGTTTTTAAACTCTGGTTCTGCCCTACCTAGATAAACTTCTTTAGATTCTTTTGGTAAGTTCTTAACCTTCCAATCGTTTTCACTCAAGAATAAATCTGGTGGCTCTGGCGAAGTAATAATTCTTTTCGCCTTCTCTATCAAAGATTGAAAGAGCTCATCATTATATTTAATTACTTCAGTATAAATATCAGAATTGTTTTTGTTGTAAACCAAAGCTAAAGACTTAGGTAATTTAAAAGCACCCATATAACAATGCACTTGCGCTTCATATTCTAGCGACCAACGCTCGTAACTACTTTCACTAACTAGATTATTAAATCTTCTGTCATTGGAACTCTTAACTTCTAGGACCATAGAATCATCATTATGTTCTGGCAAGTTTTTAACTACGCCATCTATGTGCCCAGAGAAGTGATCGCCAAGTAAAGAAGCTTTGAACTGATCGCCCTTTTTATCTTCAGTAAATACTTCTACGCCATCTGCTTTTTTAAGATACTCAATGACTACATCTTCAATAACATTACCTAGTTCTAAGATCCTAGATACTCTTGGCTCAAACTTATTTGGTGGTAAACACCATCTAAAATTTAACCACAACATTCTTTCGTCTGGATTACCAATCTGACTCATACCTAAATATGGTCGATACTTTGGTGGTTCAGATAACATTACATGATCTATCATTTTATTTATTTTGCTCATAGAAATATCTCCTTATCATTAAAAATTATTTTCTTTACATTAAAATATTTACCTTCTCTTTTTATGCCAACAGACTTAACTCCTTTAAGAGCTCCTTGATTTATCTTGGCCGCTGCTTGTTCAGAAGTTCTAGGCACACCCCAAATTTTTGGATCTACTAAACGGCACCAATGGTTGATTGCTAGTCCGTGCATTCTTGAATGACCAAACATAAGTGGCATCATTCTAGGTAAGAATTGATTATCAACATAAAAGAATACCTTACAATATTTGTTGCCATTTTTAGAGTCAGCAACAGCAGCACTAACACTGGTTACAACTTCTAAAGAACTCTTGTTCTTTTGTTTCTCGTCAGAGATAACTGCTCCAGAATCTGCCTTGGTTTTCTTAGCTACCTTTCTTTCTTCCATAGGCACTAAGAAAGTTAAGAACTCTGCTACTGGGAACTCTTCATTGCATTCGACACATTTCTTTGCATGAGGTGGATTGACAGCCAAACAACTGCCACAGATTTTAGGTCTTCTTATTTTTACTTCTTGATCTGGCTTGGCTGTATCAATACAACCATGTCTAGCAATGTTCTCGCCATAATCTAAAAGCAAACAATTTTCTTTGCCTGGGTACAGTCGCATACCTCGGCCGCACATCTGAACGTAAAGCCCTAGACTTTTAGTTGGTCTTAACATAGCAATACAATCTGTTCTTGGTGCATCCCAACCTTCTGTTAAGACGCCGACATTACAAACAGCATGTACTTTTCCAGATTCAAAATCTTCTAGTATTTGTTTTCTTTCTTCTCCAGGGGTTTCGCCAGTTAGTAATCTTGATTCAATCCCATGCTTCTGCAAATGCATGTTCATTTTCATAGCATGCAATACCGATACACAAAAAAATACGGAAGCTGTTCTGCCTTTGGTATATGCTTTGTCTAACCAATCGTTAATGATTGCGACGATGGTCTTCTCATCCATAGCTAATTTTTCTAGATCGGATTCTTTGTAATCGCCACCTTTAAATTTAAGCTTGGCTTTACTGGCGTCAATAATAGTATTGTCATCTACTTTATAAGAAGTAATCCTAGCTAGATAACCTTGATCTATTAGTTCTGGTATCTTTGCTTGATAAGCAATGTCATGAAAGAAATGATCTTTTCTTTTGCCATAGATATAACCTTGACCCATACGATAAGGCGTAGCAGTACAACCTAAAACACGCATAGCTCGTTCAGCAGACAACTCATTGATTATCTTTTGGTATCTAGTTTGTTCGTCCGGGGATATGTTATGGGCCTCATCAATGATAGTGTAATCAAAGTGCCCAACTTTTTTTAATCTAGATCCAGAGGCTAAAGTATCTCTTGAAGCTACAAGTATTTGAGAATCCAACTCAGATCTTTTCAGCCCAGCTGATAACACACCAACTGGTGCCTCTGGCCATACAGATTTTATTTTCTCTTCTGCTTGTTCAATAAGCTCTTGCCTATGTGCTAAGACTAAAAACCTAGCATCAGAATATTTGTTTATGGTTCTTTTAATAAAGTTAGAAAAGATAACTGTCTTGCCAGACGCAGTAGGCAAACTGAGTAGAGGGTGTTTCTCTATTGACTCAGTTGCAAACCAGCTTTCTAGTGCAGTGATAGCGTCTTCTTGATACGGTCTTAGTTTCATTAATCATCTTCCTTGCCCTCTATATGCTTTGAAGGACTTTCTTTTATTCTTGTTCATACTACTGAACTTTACATTGCGCGAACCTTGGCTAGTCTTTTTATACTTAGCCCTAGATATGTGTATTTTTACTTCTCTTCTTATGGCCATCAGTGCCTCGTTTTATCTTTACTTTCCATTTGAAGTTTAACAGCGTCGAGTACTTCTTCTTCATCAAGCTCCTCTGGATCTATTACATAATCTTCATTCATAGAGTTCCAATCGGTGTTAGCTCCTCCAGCTAAATTGCCTAGCATATCTGCTTGAAAGAAAACTTCTTTTCTAGTCATGCCTTTTTCTTTAGCAATATCGTTAATGACTCTGCCCCAGGATGCACCGATCAACATCGTTGCTTCATTGGTACTGTGTTCCAATACGTCGTAAGTGACGCAACAAACATAGGTTAATAATACTTCTAATAATTTATGTGGACTTTTGATTTCTCCCATTCTTTTGTTGAATGACATCATGTGCATTCGTAATTCTTCTAACAATTCCTTCTTGGAGATCACTTCCAAATCTATTTTGTCTTCTTTCATATAACACCTTCGCTCTCTTTAATCTGTTTATCGAAACAACACAAGCCGCAACTTCGTCAAATAATTCAACTGGCAGTATGTGATTGTTTAACTTATATATTTTTGCTAACAACTTCTCAGAGTTAGCGACTAATTTTTTATCATCAATCATATTTGTTTCCTAATGTGTGCCTACCGAGCTCGTAACGCCGCTCGTATTAATTAACTTGCTCGGTAGGACTTTTTTGGGAGATGACCCAGTTATTTATCCCAAGGCATAGCATCATCTTCTTCTTGTAAAGGTTTCGCCGCAGGCGCTTCCTCAGATGTAGATGATGTACCTTTGGCTAAATAATCTTGTATCTTATTACTGTCCTCGTACCCATTTGTTCCAGGTTCAATTTTGATCTTGGCTTGGAAAGGATTGTTAATCATTTCGTCCAAGGCACTAGCATTGAAACTGACATCGGTGCTTAACCCTAACGCTTTACGCCAAGCTTTAATTTTCCTAGCGGTTACGGTTACAGCATTACCTTCAAGAGTAAAATACTCCCAAAGTTTTCTATTAGAATGGCTTGGACCGAGTACTTGAAACTCGATTTCAACCATTGCATTTCCAGCTTTAGATGTTCTCTTTTCCCATTTGTTAGCAACTAATTCATAGTCGCCAGCAGGCATAGGTTTAAAGTCATCTTCTTGATCAGGCACTTCGCCTAACATTATTTCAAAGTCATCACTCATGATAAATTTAACTCCTCGCGAAGACATAAAGTACAACAAAGAAGGCCTTTGTATTTATACCCACCGTCTAAAATTTCTTCTCCACAGTGGTCACACAAAATCTCCTCTGACACTTTATGCCTCCGACAGATTTTTAATTGATTTTTTATATTCGTCGTAAAACGAATCCCATTTGAGTTCTATCTTATCTGGAAGAGGAACTCGTCTCTTCGCGTCAAAGGCGGGAGAGAACTTCGTAAACAACATAGGATCACCCATGGCAAGTGCCCTTGTCTGCTCGTTGAAGCCCTTCCCTTCTTTCACAGTACGAACTTGATGGTTCGCAAAGAAATTGAAATCGACCCATTCTCTAATAATAGAAGCTGTCTTGTTGTGCAACTTCAATTGATACCTATCATAAGGTTCTCTCTCTGGGTCGTTAAAAGTTCTAATATCTACATGCGAAAGCAAGATGACATTCATCTTCTTTTGGTCATGCAAGATATCCAAACCTCTTAAAATCTTTCTAAACTTTTCTCTAGCCGCGGTGTAGCCTTTACCATAAGTAATCTCTTCGATACCAGATACATTTTTTTCTTCACACACAGCTTCATGAGTAAGAATCTCTGCCCAGTCTGTAGTATCTAGGACAACTGTTTTACGGTCATGATCCATAGTGGCAAGTTTCTTTATGCAATCAATAATGTCTTGATACTTTTCACACAATGGAAACTTCTTAACATTTAAAAATGCTGTACCTTTCTCGGTACAAATAAAAACTGGATTAGGTGCTTGAGAGCCGAAGGTACTTTTACCTATGCCATCTACACCACCGATATTCATTCTCACTGGACCGGGCTCTAAGCCAGATAATAATTCATCTTCAAGACTTGGCATTGTTGTACCTCCCTGGAACTACTTCTGTACCTAATTTTTTCATGGTAGCAACAAAGTCTATTAAGAAATTAGCTTTGCCTTTGGTTCTAGCATGTGGTTCGATTTGATCTCGATAATAAAATTGCATGAGACTTTTGTGAGTCATGCCTGAGATCTTTGCAATATGAGCAAAACTCAAACCATCTGCTCTTAAATAATCTACTGCTTTTACAAAGTCATTAATATTGAAATAATGTTTTGCATAATAGTCGTAAGCATCGGCAAACAACTTTTCCTTAGACTCGCTTTGTGCGGAAGTCATCTCTATTTTTTTACTCATTTGGTTTTCCTCTTTTCAACAAAGCTGACGTATGGACGATCTGATATTTCAGTAGTCAAACCTTCAGCTAATTTATAGTAATGGGATGGATGTTGTTCAGCTAGAGTAGAAGTTTTTCTTTTGTCTTCTTTATACTCTATTTGAAATGGCCAAAGATTAGCTGGCACCTTGCCTTCGGCATGTATCTTTGCAACATAGTCTTGATCCCAAGATTTCTTCAAACGGTACTCAACTTTAATATCAGAATCTAAATCATCAAGGGTTACTCGATGAGATCCCCCGGTATTACTAAGCTGAATTACTTGATCGTTTACTCTTGGGTGTCTTGCTATTGCAATGTCTAACTCTTTAGATTCCTCACGGAGTTTCTTTTGCCATAGCAAATTCTTTTTCTTTCTTTCGATAAGTTCTTGGAGTTCGTCGAACTCGGTCTTCTCTCGTATATCGTTCATAAAATCTCTCTTTAAATTTGTTCATTGCCAATTAAATAGATAAAGATTCAGAATGTCAAACACTTTTTTAAATTAATTTATACAAATATGTAAAAAAAAATATACATTATGAAAATGCTTCTCTATAATAACGCCATGAATAAATTACAAGAATATATAAAAAACAGAGGCAAAGAGAATGTTGCAACGATATGTGATGTATCAGTACATGCAGTCAGCTCTTGGTATTATGGAAC